TCATGAATTGCCCCCTTTTGCCTTTGCTAGCTTGATCAAAACGGCGTCGGTTTCGTCAGGCGAAACTCGGGCGTAGTTCTCGATTACATTTGCCGCGTAGCGCACGGACCAGCCCATGTGGTTAGCGATTTCCGCAAGAGATAGATCCGAGTTCAAAAGCCGCGTTGCAGCTGTCCCGCGCGCATCGTAAAGGCGCAGGTCATCAGAAAGCTTGGCTTTGTCGCGCCACTGGCGGACGCCCTCAGACGCGCGGTGCGGTGTCAGGGCGTTGCCATTGGCATTCGTGAGGATCAACAACTGGCCAGACGGCGTCGTGTCGATCACCTTGGCCATTGTGGGTGTAATTGGAATGTGGGCCAGCCGCTTACGCTTGTTGGTCCTGACGCGCAGGCGACGGCCAAGCGGGGTGAGTTCAACATGGGCTGACGTCAGCTTGATCAGATCCGCAGGGCGTAGGCCAGTTTCACATGCTGCACAGAGAATGCGGCGAACCCATTCAGGTGCAATAGCATCAAAGGCCTCACGATCACCTTGCGTCCAGACAATTTCAGAGCGATCGACTTCATAAAGGCGGTGCAGCTTATGGCAATGATGTTCGGTCAGCTTGCCTTCGGCCACGCCCCAATTGAGAATACGCACGGCATGAACGCCTGCCATATCATGCTGTTTTGGCGAGTGCTTCCAAAGAGCGCGCCAAGCATTCATTTCACCACGCGACCCGCGTTCTTCGAAGATGACCGCAGGCGCATCCTTGAAATGGTCGGCAAACCGCAGTGCCCATTTGCGAATGTCAGCCTGGGATCGATCGCCCTTCGGCATCGCCGTGCTGGATAGAAATCCATCAACCATTTGGTGGGTCATATAGTCGGCAGGTTGCGGACGCGCAGTCGCTTCTGCGTAGGCATGGAAGAATGCGCGTTCGGTTGGATACTGCACAGTATCCGTCCAGAATTTCGGGCCACCACGCCAAGCGTAGAAGTGGAAGCGCACCGAACCGTCAGCAAGCTTGCGGCGAACGGGATGCACCTTGTCAGGGAAACCCCTAGGGCGCACGGTTAGACCTCCACTTTTCAAGAGGGGTCTGGTCAGATTGCGCGGCGTCCTGGCCGGACCCGGCGGTGATTACAAAGCGTTTGCCATCAGTTGTTTCGACGACAATGGACACCTGATCATATCCCGCAGCCTTTGCAGCCTCGAAAGCGGGTCTCAGATCGGATTTTCTTACCGCAGCCGGGCGACGTTCGGACGGGTTTTGCAGGTTCAAATTGGGCTTCATGGTCAATCCACATCCCAGCCGATAATCTCGAAACCAATTTGATGGAGTTCTTCAAGAGGAAACTCTGCAGAGCGATTTACCTTGGTATTGGATATGCGCTGCATAGCTTCCCAATTATCAAGGACCGCCTTGTCCTTGGGATTGTCATTCGACCCCGAAAACTCTTTCTTCACGGCCTGCCACTGTTCGCGCTGATAATAGTCCTGCCAACCATCCGCCAGAACAAGGAATGCATCGCCATTTTCAGACAGACGAATCAAACCTCCAATAATCTGATCATATCGAAAGCGATTCGACAGACAGTCCAGAAGTGTTTCTTCAAGCGTTTTGTCTCGGTCAAGACCTGTATGGGACGCATCATCGTGCGTTCCGTCCCGACAGTCTGGCTTGAGAGATCCGAAGTACTTTACATCGCGCACCGCCTTTCCAGGCGATGGGGAGGCCACAACAGCGATAACGACGCGCACCGCATCAATTGGCTGGATATCCGGTGCGTTGACGCCTCGGGCACCCGTTGTGAAAAGTCCGGCCTCGCGCAAGTTGCGAACGATCATCTTGATCGTCTTTTCCTCGACACCAAGGCTTTCTGACATGAGTGTGATGAATTGAGCTTGTTTCATGCTTAGTGGGTACCGCTCTTTTAGAAGGGCCGTCAAGCCTAAAAGTTTTTAAATCAGTTAGGCAGTGGCCTGCCGATACCGCGAAGCCCTGATATAACCGTCATAAGTCGCAGCCTGATAGTTTATGTGACGCCAAGCATCTTCGAGAAAAGGCGTTTCTAAATCTAAGGCCTCGCGGATTCGGTTGGCCGCATAAAGCTTGGCAGCAACCACGCTTGAGATTTCCCATGGCTTCCAATCTTCCAACTCCCGAATCACTTCAAGGATTGCTTTGCTGTCCGCTTCTTGAGCGGACGACGGCAACGCTAAAGAAGCGCCCGCGACCGGCAATGCGGTCAAAAGGATGCGACGTGACATGGTGGGGTTGTTCGCGCAAACGCGTTCTTTGGTCATTGTCAGGGTCTCCTGATTGATGTATTGTTCTAATAAGAACATACCGTACTGTTCCATTTAGAACAAGAGCCAATGATAACTTCAAACCAAATTCGAGCTGCCCGCGCACTAATCGGCTTGTCGCAAACCGCAGTAGCGGAGGCCGCAGAAGTATCCACAATGACGCTAAAGAGAGCAGAAGGCTCCGGAAGGCCTGCCGCATCGGCCGACGCAATCAAAGCGATCCGTTCTGCACTTGAGCATTTCGGAGTCGAATTTATCGCGGAGAATGGTGGTGGGGCGGGGGTTCGGCTGAAAAAAGGTGACCAGACATGAAGTTGCCAGGAAGCTCGGCTTGGAACGAACGCAAGCTGCGAATAGCATTAGAGAAGACCCAAAGAGTCGACAGCGGAGATTATTTAGAGGAAGAGATCGCTTTTGATAAATGGGCAGTCGCGCGATCAAATAGGGTTCTTAGTGACTGTCGAAAGCTAGATATTCCGGTACCGTTGGCAACTCGCGATGGTCAGGAACCGGAAAACTCTCTCTGGGCAGATCGTACATATCACGCCAGCTGTCGCTTCCTAAATGACCAAGGAATCTTCGAGTTATCCAAAACGATAGATCAAGTGCGTAAGCGGCGTTTTGAGAGTTTTTCACGCTGGGTCACACTACTGGCAACCGTAGTGGGGACGCTAACTGGATTAGTCGGAGCCACAATTGGTCTCGTTTCAGTGTGGCACTGAAAGGGTGCACGCCGCGCCCGCTGAACAACAGGCCGCGCGCTGTCAGGGTTTTTCGGCACTCGCTGACTGATCCGGGGTGCTTTAGGGCAAGGAAATGATGAAAAACCCCAAGGCGCACCCTGCCTATCTCTCCCAATCGACCATGCGCATCGCACCTGACACGTCAGCCGGGGCAATGTCCGCTGCCTTGGCCTCTGCCAGTGTCTTGATGATCGCTGACAATGCCCGCGCACGTCCGCCTGCGTCGAAGGCTTGCAAGGGGCGGATGGTGTCGATTGTGACCTCTGCCCCCAGCTTGATTGATGCCTCGTCTGCCAGCAGCGCCGCGATCGGCTGTAGCGTCCAGATTGCGAGCTGACGTTGTGCCTCCCTGATCACGGGGCCGGTTGCCGCACGATTGAAGAATGACGGAAGGACGCCGTAAGCCATGCCGATTCCCTCACGGGCCGCTGACAGGGTTTCGTCCGTCATGCTCTTCGATAGATCCGGCGAAAGCTGATCCGGTTTCTGCCCGATCGTCGGGTTCATGCCCGCTGCCGTCGCCTGGGCCACACCCTCGATCACAAGGGTCGATCCCCGCCGCCCTTTGAACGCGGCGCGCATGGTGGCCATGTCGTCGGCACCCGTGTCTGGCAAGGGTACGATCAGAGAGCCGAGGGGCGCATTCTCGAATGTCTCTGCCAGGGCGGATTCGACCGCATGTAGCATCGCGCCGGTCAGGCTGGATCTGCGCAAGGGTGCCGTCCCGATCCATGGGGTCAGATGGTCGGACCCGATGCGCAAATGCAGCACCTCGGCGGCAAGGGCAGTCACGGTCCGACCGCCGCCCGCCTCGGGGATGGAAAGCCGGTAAGCACGGGGTCGGCCGTCGCGGGTGGTCACGTCCCAATCGGTCGCAGGCACAAGGCCCAGATCCGTGATCAGAAACACCGCTTCGCCGGTCAGGGCCGTGGCGCGGGCGATTATTGCCATGTTCTGACGGGTCAGCAGATCCGTGCCTGACACGTCTGCCATCGCAAAGCCGCCTTCCCATAGGCTGACGCAGCTTTGCACAGTGGCGGTCAGCTCGGCCACACCGCGCCGCCCGCTGATGTAGCTGTCACGCGCGGCCATCACCTGGGCGGTGTATCCGCTGCCGCTCGATCGCGTCTCGATCGGGCGCAGTTTGTTCTTGATCCATCCGAGCATAGTTATCTCCACCGGATTGCGGCAGGTCTGTGCGTCATGCGCTTTGCGACCTCGCCAATGGGTTGCCAGTTGCGGGCCTCGATCTGGGCTTGCGGATAAGCCGGTTTTGTCACGGCGCTGATCTCGATCAGGTCAGCCGCCCGGATCGTGCGAAGGATTGCGCCGCCGCGCTCTTCGACCGTTTCGCCACCTGGGCGCACCCGAAAGCCGGGGGACAGGCCACGCACAAGGCCAGCGGCATGAGAGGTCAAAAAGTCGCGCACATAGCTGACTTGCCCCATCTCTGCGCTGATCGTCGCGTCGATCGTCAAGGCGTCGTCGTTTTCGGTCAGGGTCAGACTGCCGGCGGAACGTGATGCCAGTGGCTTGTTGAAGTCATGGCCGGCCAGAAAATGCACGTCCTCGCCCCGCTCGATCCGATCGGCAAAGGCGCGGGCCGCGATCATCTCTCGACGCTCACGACCGGACCCAATGCGCTCGGCCAGCACGGTTTCCCGACCATATGGGAAGGTTGCCCGAAGGCGGATTTCTCCGCCCTCGGTGCGCAGCTCAAGGCTGCCGGTATGAGCGCCCCAGAGCATTATGCAGCGGCCAGCTCAAGGCCGGTCAGCAACTCGAGCTGAACCGGGCGCGCGACGGTCACGTCCATGGTTGCCAGCGCCGTGATCCGCAAACCGCCAGACTGCGCATCGCTGTAGGGGTCACGGATCATATCGACCGCGCCCCATGCACCGATGAAGATCGGGGCCACGCCGCCCGCCGCCGTGGTCAGCAACGCCGAGGTTGCAGCAGGGGTGCCGGATGGTGCGGCCAGTGCGTTGTTCGTCATCGCGATGTTGGCCGATGGCAGGTTCTTGACCAAGCGGTCCCATTCCGAAACCGCCGTGCCGTCGATCAGGACGCCGTCCAGGTAGTCCCACAACTCGGGCCGGATCAGGCTGCGCACCGCGTCAGGCGACCCCGCGGCGTTGGAGGTCATGAACCGGGTAACCGCGGCACGGAATGCGCCCCAGCTTGCCAGCGCGTCGATCGCTGTCGCTGTGATGCCGTAGGTTGCAGCACCCGTGATGACGCCGAGTGGTTGGCCGTCTGCGCCAGTGCCAAGGAACGCCGCCTGATCCATTGCCGCGCCCATTGCCCCGTTCATATCCCGGCGCACCGCTTGTTCCAGCGCTGCGCCCGACTGTTTCAGAGCCTTGCGCGTGATACGCATCTGAATGCCCAGATTGTGATCTGGCGACATGGCGCGGTCTGTGGTGGCATAGACGGTCGGACCCGCGACATTGCCGGTCTCGGATGCAGCCCACCCCGCCGTTACTGCCGATGTGGTCACCGGCCACTCGATCGCGCCCGCCTCGATGCTGATCATCTGCGCACCCATGCGGGCCGCTACGCTGTCAGGGAACAAGCGGTCGATGATAGGCCGGGTCTGGATCGGGTTCGGTGTGCCACCCGCAATAGTTTCACCGGCCCGTGTTTCGAGTGCTTGCCATGGTACGGGAATGCCTCGGAAACCGCCTGCATTGCGCAGCTCTGTCACGATCTCGGCGGTCTGGCCGTCAAGCTGGCGACCTTCGTCCAGGGCAAGCGCGACCTGGCGCATCTCGAAACCGGCCATGAGATCCGCCCATTCCTGGCTCGAACGGGTTTCCAGTTCGCTGCCAGCATCCCGGCGTTCGGTATCCTCGGCGATCAATGCCGCGCGGTACTTGGTTTCGTTGGCCCGATATTCGATATCGAGTTCACCCATTTTGCGGATTTCGTCCTCTGACGGGGTTTCCTTGTTCGCCAGCTCCGCAAGGTTTTGGCGGATCTCCGACTGACGGCGGGCGATTTCTACTGATCTAAGCATCTTTGGTATCCTTTGTGATGATGCTGCGTTCACCGGGACGCGATAGCGCCTCGATAGCTTGCCGCCATTCCTGACGGTCTTTTCGGGGCGGGGGATGCCCGCACTCGATCCTTGTCTTTCGGGTGTGGCAACTCGGGCAAAGCGCCTGAAGGTTGCGCGGCTCATAGGACAGCTCGGGGTGCGTCCTGACGGGCTTGACGTGATCCACTTCGAGCCGCCCGCCGCAGCCGCATGAGCAACAGCGGTACCGGTCACGCTCAAGGATCTCGGCGCGCAGCACCTGCCAGCGTTTCGTTCTGGTGACACGCTTGGAAAAGCGGTGATGATCACGCCGGACGGTCATCCGTCAGCCCTCGCCGAACAGGTCAGCTCCAGCATTCGGCGGCGCTGATCCGGCGTTTCTTTGATTCCGGTGATGTCATATTCGCGGCCTTCGCAGGAAAGGCGGTCAGACGGCTTGATGCCGATGATGAAACTGCTCCACCGGACAATGAACCGCGTGGTGATGGTGGCTTGCACCTGTCCGGCGCTGAAACGCTCGGCATCACTAATGTCGCGCTTCGATGCAGAGACAGGCGACCCCAAAGGCTTAAACGGACCCTGCACATTTCCAAAGCCGTCATCTATCAACTCGGCGCGCAGAAACTGCACCCGTCTGTCCAGCTTTCCAGCGTTTAAAACCATTGCATCCTCGCTTTCGTTTTGGGCTGGGCCGCAATACGCGCGCCCTGTGCGACGGCCAGCACCGATGCAGCCGCTGCGTCGATCCGGCCCGTCGATCGGGCCTTTGCAATCTTGATGTTGTTCGCCGGGTCGCGCAGGCAGACCGTGTCCATAAAGGCCGACCGCAACAGCAGCGACGGTTGGGCTTTCACCAGCCCGTCGAAGGCTGCACGCCGGAATCGCTCTGCATCTTCGCCGCCGTCCCGAAAGCCCTGGCCACGCCAGACCAACGGGGCGCGGATCCCGGCGCGGTTGATTGCTTCGCCTAGTTCGGCCTGTTTGTACCGGTCCATCGTGATCGAGATGACGGGCTGATCCTCGACGTGGCGCATCACCTCGACCAGCCAAGGCGCGACTGGCACTGTCTTGTCTCCGAGAACAGACAGCTCGCCCCGGTCCTGCATCTCGACATAGCGACCCGCCACGCCGTCAGATTGCCCCCGATCCAGCAAGCTCGGCATAGACGGAAACGTGCCTTTGCATTCGAGCCTGCCGGTTTCGGGCCAATAGAACGCCGCCGCGGTCATCGAGGCCGAGCCGCCCAGGTCGATGCCGATCACGACGCCGCCTTGACGTGGAGGCAGATCGTCGGTTTCGCAGCCCAGCCATTCGTCCAGCGTAATCAGCAGATCCCGGCTGTCGCCTGCCACGCGTTCATTCCGGTTGTAGAGCCGGAAACTTGTGAGGCTTGAACCACCTCGGGCAATGGCGCGCTTTGCCTGTCCTTCGAGCCATTCGATATTGCCACCGATGCCATGCGGTGCGCCGGGGTTTGCGATCAGCAGGCTTTCTACATCATCCGCAGGCAGTCCAGGCGCGGGCCGATGTTCCTGGATGTATGAGCCGGTCGAAGGGTCATCTATCCATCGTGAAAAAGGATGCGTGTCATCGCTGGCGCTTGTGCTGATCAGGAAGGCGCGGCCTTCACGCTTGCCCAAGCCTGACAGAAGGGCATGTTCCAGTTCATCGCCCCGATCAAGCGCCCAATGCCCGCGTTCGTCAAGAATGGCCATCGTCGGTGCGCCGCCGAGTGCTGACTTCCCGTCCGCCGCGATGACGCGCAGAATATGCCCGCCACCGTCGCCCTGGTATTCGATCTCAAGCCGTGGGGCCCGCCGAAAAATAAAGTGTCGCTGGATCTCCAAAGGCAGGCTGGCTATGAAGCCCGCGACAAAATCCCAGATGATCCGACCCTGATCCCGCGTCCGTGCGGCTGCGATGATCTCGCGGCGGGGCTGACGGTCCCAAACTCCGATCAGACCGCCGAGGGCAAGGCCCGCCGTTATAGCGGATTTTCCGTTGCCGCGCCCGATGCTTAGAATGGCGTTGGCAGTTTCGGGGGCCATTGCGCCTTCAATGAATTGCCGCTGAAACGGGGCCAGCGTAACGGGCTTTCCGGCGTTCGGACCCTCTGGAATTTGAAGGCCATGCATGAAATGCATAGCTTTGTCCGCCGGGGTCCAGTTTTCGGCTTCCGCTTCGGGCGCGAAAATTGCTAACTCTGATCGTCGGTCCCCCGTGTCTGTCAAAGTCGCGGCATTGGTACCTAATTCAAAGAGGTCAGGCGTGTGATGCTGCGAACGACGCGGCGCAGGCGGAAGGATCGAGCCATCTGCCTTGCGCCATGTTCTTTCTTTCTTCGCTGCCTCTGTCATCGTGTCGCCTCTCGCGTGTGTCTCTCTGTCCCTCTGCCAATGGAGAGGGTTCGCTGTGATGGTCGGAAAGCGGGTTACTGAGCGGGGTTGAAAACCCGCATCCCGCCCCGACCATCGCGATCTTGCCTGCCAACCGAGCCGGGCCGCCGCTTAGGTCAGACCTGCCTTTCCCTCGGCACAGTCCGCTCTCCCATGTTCACCGCCGTAGAGGGTGGCAGTGGGGCCTTGGGGCTTGGAGAGACCGCATGACGCGGAATAGCTGCCCTTGTGCCGTGGCCCGTTACCCGGTAGCACTTAGATGCGGCAGACCCGGCTAACCCGTGAACGCCATCTGCCGCATAAGCCTGCCGGTGAGACGGCGGGCTTTCTTCTTTTCATCTCTCGATCAGCTCAACGTCACGCTCTGGCGTGGTGCCAAGCTCTGACACCAGCCGCCGCATGATCTGTTCCTGTCTGGCCGTGGGCCGCCACCTTGGGCGCTTCCCGTGCTTGGCGATCGAGCGCACAAAGCCCTTGAGCCATTCGTCCGTCCCCGCCATCGTCCTGCGCATGACTAGCGGCCAGCGGAACGTCAGCACCTCCTCAAGCTCTCTGTCGGTCATAGCTGTACCCCGCGATACCGCGCCCCGATCCGGGCCATGTGTGGTGATGTGGTCAGCGACCTGGCATCCATCGGCGACCTGCCGTCATAGTGCAGCGCAGCCTGATCCATGAGGGCTTGCGCAAGGTCAGGCGGGATGCTCGACGCATCATCACCAAACCCCGCCTGATACTCGATCGTGACCTGGCTGGGTGTTGTGTGGCGATATTCTGGCCTGAACCACATGCACGGGCGGATCCCGCCAAAGAACGTGAATGCTGTGAACGGCTCACCTTCGACGGTCACTGTCGTGATTGCATCATCGGCAGCAGGTCCAATGGGCAGCGTCAGGATGCGGTCAAGCGTTGGATCAAACAGCGTCACGCTGATGGTTTGCGTCAACAATGCGATCTGCGCGAATTGCTCGATCTCCCTTGCTGCCGTCTTTGCGATATAAGAGATGGCGCTGTCGTCATCGTCGTCAGCAACCCGGAGATGAAGTTTCACCAGATCCAAATCGAAGGGCAGTTGAGCAGAAACGTAAGATCTATGGAGGTGCATCTTCATGCCGCGATCTCCACTTCTGAAATATAGTTGCGGAAAGCCATCTGATCTCGGACCGTCATCGCGTCATGCGCTGCAAGCGCGTAGGCCTTGAGTTCCTCAGCACTGGCGCAGGAAGCCCAAAGGCGCGCGTCTGGCATCGGGTTCATGAACGTGGGCAGCGGGTATTCTGCAAAGCTCAAGACAGTCTTGGCGATCTGTTCAGCTTGCTCTGACGTATCGAGCGACCGAAGTGCAGCCCATGCCAAGGCGGCGCGCTCTTCAACCGTCAGCCGGGCCTTTGTCACGGTCGTGAAGCCCGCCCAAGCGTCAGCGCCGCCGACAGTCAGGATGTAGCCGATCACGCGGGCCATGCGCTTGTGATCCGGCTTCAT